TGTTTTCTTCTTACGGCACCCGCACGTTGCCCTTTGGACATCGCTCTTGCTTTTGCAATGGGCACGCATTTTGGATACTTTTTTCTTTTTTCTCCACCACTCCGACCACATTTTGGGAATGAGCCATCTTTTCGCTTGTTCGCAATATCTACCCAATTTTCCTTGACCCATGAACGTAGTCCTTTTTTAGCCATTATCTAATTTCGCAACCTTTACCTTTTTTTGCGAGTCCACCACTTCCAAAAGTGACTCTGCCACCTTTAGCTTTTTTATTTTTCTTTTTACCACCTGGTGTAACTTTGCCAGAGCAAACTGCAGATGCATACATATTTGCATATGCGCTTGGGTATACTTTGAATTTTCTCTTCGCAGCAGCCTTTCCTCTAGGACAAAGTTTTGCCATGTTATTTCCTTTTCTTTTTTTTAACTCTGCCACCTTTTTTCATGTAGCCCATTTTAGCAACTACTTGAGGTGCTTTCTTTTTTAAAGCAGCCAAGCCAGGTTGTTTCTTTTTATCTATTTTTTTCATTTTTTCCTTTTCTTATCAACGTTTTTTATTTTACCTTTATTTTTAGATGCATAAAAAACCTGTTCACCTTTTTTCTTACCATAAGTCTTTTTCATAGACTTCATGATTTTTTTACCTTTAGATGTAAGAGGCATTATCTATTGATTTTGCCTTTTTTCTTCATCTTGCTACCAAACTTACCATAAGACTCATCTCTTGAAGCTTTTAATTGCTTCTTCGTTCTTTTCTTCTTGATTCTCATAGCAATAGATTCATCTTTTCTTGCTTTGTAGCCTTGTTTCTTCTTACCAACTTTGCCGCCTTTTTTCATAGCGCCTCTGTCCATAAGTTCAGTTGGCATTCTTTTGGATTTCATATTCATACCTTGACCTCTTGAATACATCATATCTCCAGTTCTGCCACCCATACCACCACCTCTCAAAGCTTTTCTAGCGTTTGTAGTTTGTTTGTTAAATCTAGGGTTTGCCATTATTTTTTTCCTCCGTTTCTAAATATCTGTGTTCCCTTTATACCAAAAATACTCGCCACGACAAGGATCCACAGGTTTGTAAACCATGACGGTAGTGTGGAGAAATATTCAAAAAATAATTTGACCTTCTCCATCGCAGCCGGATCGTCCGATAGGACTGCCCAGGCTAAAACTATAATTGGAGCCGACAAAATTATCAACACAAATTCGTCTTTCCAGTCCGATTGTCTCGCTTCCAATAATTTGCCCTGGTAAGCTTCCTCACCACGGGCCATTTTTTCTGCATGCATTAATTGTGCATCAGACATTGCCATTTTAGTTTTCTGACGATTAGAATATATCTTTGCGCCAGCCTGCATAGCAATTTTTGCTAAACTGAACCAAGCCATATTAGTACCAAGTAGCTTTAACTGGTTTTTTGTCAGGTCTCATACGTCTTGTACCTTTTACATCAACCACTTGAGACTTATCTGGGTCAGTCATTTCAACAGGTATACCACCTTGTTGCATTCCATCTTTGCCAACACCTAATTCGTTCTCAATTTTAGGTTCTTTGACAAATCCTTGACCTCTTAAATAATCTTTAGTCATGTTGTTCTCCTTATCATTTGATTATAACTATTTTTTAGGGAAGTTTCTACCAAAATCATGAATTTTACTAGCATCAGCCATTTGTTGCTTTGCTAATGACACTCCAGCTCTTAAACCTGCTAGTTCTTCGTTCTGTTCTAGCTTATCTTCCTGTATTTCCTTGTTCATCATGGCTTTCATTTTGTCTAAATCCAATCTTTCTTGGCCTTCAGCTTTTTTTCTTTGGTTTTCTTGTGCTCGAAGATCTAATTCTCTACCTTTTAGTCTCAATAATGGATCTCCTCCATATTCACCCATGATTTTTTCTTCTTCTTTTGCATAATCCTCTGTCATTTCTGCGATAAGTTTGGCTTTTCTTGCTTCAATGTCGCTTGTAATTTTTTGAATACGTTGTTGTGACTGCATCATCATAGGATTTTGCATCATCGCTTGTGGATTCTGCATCATTGGACCTAATTGTTGAGTTAATTGTTGTAATTCTTGTATCTCTTGTACAAATTCTAACTGAACTTGCTCTTGTGCCATTAAAGAAATGTGTTCTAAAATGTTTTTTTGTAATCCATTCATGGCCAGTGGATTATTTTGCACCATATTTAATCTCATAAAGTTTAAATGCGCATCAATATGTGCTTTGTGATCTTGTCCTGGAAACGCTTGGAAAGGTTTTCCGCTCATTGCAAGGATATGTTCTAAACTTGGATCTAATGGTTGTGGTGTTTGAGGTGGTGGTAAAATTGCATTTACATTTTTTACACCTAATGCATCATACATAGATCTATATGCTTGATATAAATTATGTATTTGTGGATTAGATTGCGCTAATTGTAATTGTGTTTGCGCCATAGATATTCTTTGTGTCTGTGAAAATATATTTGGATCTGCAACAGGTAAAATATCTATTCTATTATCGAAGTCTTGAACTTTAACTTCTCTCCTTGCACCAGGTACATCGTATGGATAAACCGGTGGTAAGTAAGTTTTAAATACTTCTGATAATAATTTAAACTCTTGTTTTAATCCAACATACAATCTTTTGTGTATTGCTGACATTACCCGCGATCCACGCTCTAATAATGCTACAGTTGTACCGACAGCCGCGTTTTGATTCATGTCACCCACTTGTGCATCTGCGATAGACGCGAATCGTTGACCTGCTTGCACCACAACACCCATCAAAGATAATAAAGTTGAGTCTGGTCCCTTAAAAGGTAAAGGCATAAACTGATCTCTAATATTTCCACCCGGTGCATCTACATCTCTAAACTCACCAGGTTGTAAAGGTTGTGCATCATCTCTGACTCTTATACCTCTAGATTTAAATCCAGCTGGTAAATTAGATAAAGTTCCTGCATCTAATAATTGTCTTAATGCAGCTGTTGCTGTTCTCGTTAAACCACCAATCATGTGAATTAAACCAAAGCCATAAAAACCTGTGCCAGGTAAAAATTTAAATTGTACAAAGTATTGAATTTTTTTCTTCATAGGATCAGTAGGTTGATAGTTTCTTCTGATTGATAAAATTTTATTATTAGCTTGTGCGATCGTTACAATGTAAGGTAATTTAATTCCTGTTGGTTCTCCGTCTTGACCTTCATCTTGATAACCTGCTAAATCTAAATCTGTGTGAACTTCTAAAAGTGTGTATTGATTTTCTTGTCCATCTTTTGAAATACCTTCTAATTCTAATTTTTTATCTTGTAATTGATTTTCAGTTACGGGCGGTTTACCTAGATCTATATCTCTATAAAATCCTGCAACCTGTTGTTTTCTTAAATCATTTTCAGAAATTTTTACAACGTGAATAATAGCCTCTGCATCTTCTAAAGATGTAGCTGAATAAGGTACAATTAAATCATCCGCTGGTACAAATTTAGAAACGGCTCTACCCAAGAGATCGTCATAATAAACTTTCTTGAAAGTAGAGCCGGACAGGGGAAGATAGAAAAGCATTTGATCAAACTCTGGTTCATATTCTTTCATCTGATCCATAATTTGATAATTCATAAAATCTTTAACTCGATTAGCTTGGTCTTGTTTTAGCGGTGTTACATCACCTAAAATTTGTGCACGCACAGGACCATCTGCTGGTAATAATTCTTTGTAAGCTTGTGCTTGAAATTGTGTAACCGCTTCAGCAAGCACAGGGTGATTAACACCTGATGCACCTCTGAAAGGTTCTGTTCGTCTTTCGTATTTGAAACCTAATAATTCTAAACCTTCTCTGTAAGACTGTTCCCAGTCTCCTCTTGATTCTTTGTATTCTGTGTATTGATCGTAAAGCTTTGAACCTAATTCATCTAAAGTATCATCGCCTATAAATTCTGCTAAATTTTCAAAATGATCTTGACCACCTTCAACAGATGCAACTGCTGGGTCGAAAGAAACTTCAGCACCACCTTCTTCTGTCATTTCTATTTCAACAGGACCACCCTCGGTTTGTACTTCTTCAATTTTTTCTTTTACTGCTTCTTCGATCTCCGCTTCTCCTGGAAGCTCTACAGTCGTTTTTTGATTGGGCAAAGATTTATCTATTGTAGCCATGAGATATTTTATCCTTTATCTGTAATTGTTTCAACACCTACTTCAGTAGTATCAGGTGTTTCTTTAACTGTCAAACTTTCAATAACTTCGTTCATTAAAGCTGGGTTTGACTTTTTAGGTTCATCAATGGGTAATGGGTTTTCTGCAGCCCATGCCAATAATTCTGCTTGCGTTACAGGCTCATCGTTTGCTGTATTAACAAAAGCTCCAATAACGTCGTTGTATTTTATATTCATTATTTAGTCTCCACAAAAAGTGTTATTAAACCACCATCTTTAAGATCATAACTCAAAGAGTCTGTTGCAAAGTCTCCTGAGAAATTAGCTGTTGTTGCACCTTGATCTCCCATACCAGAATAAGCTCCGCCTTCTCCTTGATTTAAACTTGCATCTCTTCCAGCAAAAGTGTTTGCTCCTGCTTTAATTTGTGCAGCCTCTTGTTGTCTTAAAAATTCTTCTAACGCTCTTATTTTTTCTTCACGTTGTGCAATTCTGTTTACATCATAAGGTTGAAGAGCAGCTAATCCTTTAATTTGATTTAATCTAGCTTGAGCTCTAGGTGCTAAATTAAAGTTAGCATTATAACCTTGCATAATACCGCTTGTTAACCTACCGAGACTATCTACAGTATCACCTGATTCTTGTAAAAATAAATTAGTTGCATCACGACTTTGTAATTGTCCCATGTTAGGATTGTTAAATACATTTTGTAATCCTCCTAATACTAACCCTAGACCAGGCACACCTGATGCAGCTCCTAAAATAAAGTTACCAATATTAGATCCTTTTTTTAATCCTGCGTTAATTAAATTTTGTACTTCGCCTATAATACCACCTGATTGATATGGAACTCTACCACCGTCCGCGTTTCTATTTCTAAAAAATTTTTTATAATCAAACTTTGGTTTAGGTGCATCTTCAACGCCGCCTTCATCATATCTTTCTTCTACTTCATCAAATATTTTTTGTCTCTCTTTACCTTCACCTGACAAACCTAACTTCTCTGATATCTCAATCATTCTTTGTCGTTTATCTCCACCTTTACTTTTACCTACCTCTTTCATAATTTCTGCTTTATCTTCTTTTGATAAATTTTGAGCTTCTTCATCTGTCATGTCTTCAACATCTTCAAGAGTGACACTTGCTTTCTTTTTAAATAATGTATTAAGTCCCTGACCACCTGGAACTAACATCGTTAAAATTTGCATACTTGTTTCAGGATTATCAGAAATAAAGTCACTGACCTTTTTAGACGCTGCAGCCATACCTAAACCGGCGATGGTAATACCAGCTAATTCTGCAAAGGGTAATATAAGGGGTGCGGCTAATGGCATAGATTAATAATACTCTGGATTCTGTTTTCTAAACTTGTTTTCATTTTTTTCATCCTCTGGATGCGTGATGAAACCTCCCTGTCTAAACCGCATCACAGCTTGAGTCATACTGTCAACTAAATCGTCATTGTCTCCATACGGAAACGCTGCACATTCTTCAATCACCTCTTCTGCAAACTTATGATCAGGCGCCCAAATTTGCCCTGACTCAAATAGTGGGGCAACGGCGTTTACTCTAGCATGTTTATCGTTACCTTTGCTAGGAGTGAAATTTATAACAGGTATCCCCATCTTTCGCAACTCATATGTTAATGGCATTCCAGAAGCTTTGCCCTCAATAATGACCGTATCAGGATTCCAATACTTATATTGCTCAAAAGCAACTTTACGCAGTTCAGGAAACTCTAATCGTTCTTTATGTGAATCTAACAGAATAAGAGCCGGTCCGCTGTCCTCGTTCGGATAAAAAACGCCCCATGTTGTAATCGCCGAATAGTCGGCAGATTCTTTTTTAAGAAAAGCCGTATCATAACTTTGAATGATATGTTCTAATTTTGGAATATAACCTTTCTCCCAAATATTCCACCACTCACGTTTAATGATAGATCCCTCTTCTGCCGTTGGATCTTGCATCCATTGTGCGTTCCATTTAGCCAAGGACAATGACGCTTTGACAGATTCTAACTCATCAAGTTTCCAATATTGTGGCCAGACTGGTTCACCTGATGGCATGATCGCTGGAAATTCTATAACTTCCCACTGATCTGATTTTAATTCTTTTTGAGATTTAATTAACATACCGGTTAAATCTTTTGTATTCCATCTCGTCATGACAACCACGATTGATCCACCTGGTTGTAAACGTTGACGTGGTCCTGATGTATACCATTCGTAAGCACGTTCTAGTGCTTGTGTGTTTAACGCGTCTTGTTCAGAGTGTGGGTCATCGATGATAAGTAAATCCGCACCACGGCCCGTGATGGCTGATCCAACACCCGCTGCATAATATTCACCACCTTGCTCTGTTTCCCATTTGCCCGCGGCTTGTGAATCTTCTCGTAGTCTTGTTTTGAAAACGGATTGGTATTCGGGAGTATCAATTAAATTTTTAGCTTTACGTCCAAAGCGGATCGCTAATTCAGTGGTGTGGGTCGTTTGAATAATTTTTAAATCAGGTTTACGTCCTACCATCCAAGAGGGTAAGAGATAAGACGCAAACTCTGACTTTGTATGCCTAGGGGGCATATTGATGATTAATCGTTTGCACTCACCACTTGCTAAACGATTAAACTTTTCTGCTATCTCTGTATGATGTTTGCCTTCAATAAATTCAGGCCATACATGTTTTACAAAGGCTAGAAAATCATTTTTAACTTTGCTTTGAGTTTTCTTCTCAGAGAGCTTGATAGCATACTTCATGAACTCTTTTTTAACGTCAGGAGGTAGCTTATCAATTAATTCTTGTTTCATAAAAATTTTTGCAGAATTTTTTTAGGCTTCTGTTTTGTACCAAAATTTCAATTTTTAGGGGTACCCCCATAGCTTAATACCATTTTCTATTTTTAGCAAGTGAATGTCTAAAAGTTGGGTATAGGGTGGGCCCGCGGCCAACGTGCGACAAAAGGTCGCAGGGGGTGCGGCAATTTGTCATATTGACAACCTTTTAGGATCCCTACGATTCGCGAATCGAGGTGCGACATTTTGCCTAATGCTTGTAAGTTATAACTTGTTAATCTAATTGTAAATAACAAAAGGAGACAAAATGCAAAAAACAAATGAAAGAATCTTTAAACAACATTCAGCTTTGGTTGATGTTATTCAATGGCTAGATAGTAATGGTCATAGTGATAAACCAATCAGAGAGATTGTTGACCAAGTTCTTAATGGTTCAACTTGGAAAGATTTAGAACAAGACTCAAACAGAGAAATTGAACTTGTTCAAATTAAAAAAAGAGCAGGACGATAATGAAGCTTATTGTCCAAATAAAAAACATCTACGGGGTAAATAGAATTTACCCCGTATGTGAAAAATCTAAAAGTTTTTCACGGATCGCTGGGCTTAAAACCCTACAGCCAACAGTGATCGATGAGATCAAAAAGCTAGGGTATAAAATAGAAACAAGAGGCGAAAAACTATGAGTGAAACAATAAGAGAGTTTTTGTTAAAAGGTGAAAAAAACAAAGACTTTGTTTTGTCTGATATTTCTAAACACGGTCTTTCGGGGGGTGTTGTATCTGAATTAATTTATTATAATGATATTAATAAATTTTACGATAAGCATCACGAGGAAGTGTGGGACGAAATAAATGAGTTAGGCGGTTTAATCAAATTAGGTTTTACTGATAAGACTCAACCTACTTGCGATAGTCATTTAAAAGGGGTCTTAACGTGGATCGCTGTTGAGGGTGTCGCTTGTAGAATACTTAATGAGAGAGAGGACGACAAACAGCGTATCGCTGAACAGAACGCAAATATTCAGCGAGTAGATGCGCAAGTGAAGGGGGTAAAATGGTAGAACTATTTATGGAAACACCGTTAGAACTTAAAATAATTCTTTTAAGTTTTGCCGTGTTCGCTTTTGCCGTATGTTGGTCAGCGAAGAAACATGAACGGGACACGTTCAACGAACGATATAACCGCCATAAGAAATGGCGTAACGATACTGAATAACCAACACACCCCGCCCCGCTTTTAGCGGGGCGGGGTTTTTTATTTTTTTTATTTTTTTAGGGAGGGTGGGCCCGCGGGCAACGAGCATATGTTCGTTTTGGGTTTTTATTTTTTTTAGGGTGGGTGGGCCCGTGGTCAACGAGCTGCGACAATTTGACACATTGACAAACGGGCAACGGAACGCGACGCGCGGGCGGGCGCGCGCGGGCAATGGATCGCGGGGCGCTTAATTATTTTTTTGATTAATTAATATTTTCTGTATGAGTTGCCAATCATTAACCGCTAACGGTTTAACTTCTCTATGATCTAACAACAGACCTTCAACAGATTTACTCTCATAAAGTTTTATGGTTGAGGGAAGGCGGGGCGGGGCGTGTTCTAATAACAGAAAATTACGTTTAGTTTTTTGAGTTGCCCACAGTATTTGATGAGGTGAAAATCGGACTTTGTTTGTATCAGTATATTTTAACTCAACCATAAAAAAACCGCATAAATCATTGTAACAAAGTACATCCGGGACACCGTGATTTATATAAGTCTCTAATCTAGTGTGTTCAATTAGAGGGGTATTTTTTTTAAATTTTTGATATAATTTTTTTTCAGATTTCACCGTACATTTATATATACGGTGAAATCATTAAACAGTCAATTAAGCTGTTTTTTTGGGGGAACTAAAAGCGGAATTAAAGGGAATTTGTATTATTTTATATTGAGATTTAACCCATTTACGCGGCTCTTCTTTTAATTCTATGAGAGCGTCCATTTTCTTTTTAGCTTCATTATAAGAATTAAAACCGTGTGTACAGTTCAAATCGATTGAAAAATCAACCTCTGGATTTTCTCTGTATTTTAATTCTTTAATCTCAATAATTATAAATTTATTTATAACCATTATTCGCCGCCTTTATTGGCTATCTGTAAAGTATTATATACAATACCCATATTTAAAAAGCCGTGCTTCATAGCCCGTTCAAATTCAATTTGTTTAAATAAAAGTTTAGGATGGTGTATAGCGTCAAACATCTTTTGTTTTTGAGCGTCCATTTTAGCCAATAGCGCGCCCTCTTTTGTTGATTTTTTCAATTCAACGTTTAAAGCGTGTCTACAAATACGCTCTAAAAAATGCTCAACATCGTCATAGCTTTCTTGAGAATACACGTTTAGATACTCCCAAACATGAATTGCAGCTTGCCTATTGTAAACGGCTTCAACATCCCGCGCTAATTTTCTCCTTTTGTTTTTTAATTCTTGCTCTTTTATTTCTTTTAACTTTACAAAATCGTCATATTCTTTAGACGCTTTTTTAAAAGCTTTTAGTTTAGAGGCAAGCTTTAAAGTTGATACAAATTTTTTATACTCTTTTTTAATTTGTTTATCAGCTTTTAACTCAATAGCGCGCTGTAATTCTTGTCTTTTTTCTCGAACTTCACTATTGATACGATCAGTCCAGTATTTTTTATCTTTATCAGATAATTTTACTGTTTTATTTTCATCACTCATTTTTTCACCTTTTGTTAGTTGTTAATGATTTGTTTTATATATCACACTTGAAATCATAAACAATCATATTATATGATAAAATGTGTTAGTTGAATTATTGGCGGTAGAAATACCGTCAGTAATTCAAGGGTGCGACAAAATGCGCATTTAGAAATATAGGGTAATATATTAAGAATATTTTGATCCGCTGGTTTACTGATTGTGTAATCAGATGCATCGCCCAGCGGATCTAAAACTAAATTATGACTATTTTAAATGGTAAAAAATTAAGAGGTAATGAGACCTTTACAGAATTATTAGAAATAGGAAAAAAGAAAAAAATTTATACTCACTGCCGTTCAAAAAACCCAAAATGCAACAACGAATTAAGACCGGATTGGACTAGCAAAAAAGACCCGCGTTATTGTTTAAGTTGTATGCCATTTTAAATTATGAGATTTTATAAATCAAAAAAATTATTAAATGTAGATAACAACGCCAAAACTATAAAAGGCCAAAAATACAAATATCTTACAGGAATTTTATATTTAGCGCCCGCCCGCACTAGCGGTTTTAATGTGTGTCCAATGGCAAGCGCGGGTTGCAAGGCAAGCTGTTTATTTACAGCGGGGAGGGGGCGTTTTAGTAATGTGTATAATGGGCGTTTAAATAAAACGTTATGGTATTTTTTAGAACGTAAGAGCTTTTTAAATAAATTAAGACGTGAAATTAAAGCTATAATAAAACAAGCAAAATTAAAGGGGCTCAAGCCCGCCGTGAGATTAAACGGGACTAGTGATATTGATTGGAATATACACGGGTTATATAATGAATTTCCTAAAGTTAAATTTTACGACTACACCAAAATTTATAAACGGGCTTTAAAATATGTTAACGGTGAATACCCTAAAAACTACCATTTAACATATTCTTTAAATGAGGATAACGAGCAAAAAGCAAGTTATATATTAAAGCGGGGCGGGAATATTAGCGCCGTTTTTAGAAATAAAAAACTTCCAAAAAGATTTAAAAATTTTAGAGTTATTGACGGCGATAAATCAGATTTAAGGTTTAATGATCCTAAAAATGTGGTAGTTGGTTTATATGCTAAAGGGCGGGCATTAAAAGATAATACGGGATTTGTACAAAATGCTTAAAAAACAAAAAGATTTTTTTGGTTTTAATAAAGCTATAAATTGGAATAAATTAAAAGATCCAAAAGTTTTAAAAGAATTAGAAAAAAGTGAGCGAGCAAGCAAGCCTACAAGCGAGCGAGCGAGCGAGCGAAATAAAAAAGAATTTGTGCAAGATGTTTAATTTTGTGCGAATATTGGTTGACTACCAATTAATATATATGCGGGGTTTGAAGTCTGGGTCGTTTGCCACTTCTACCCCGTTATATAAAATTAACAAGCGAGCGAGCAAAAGGAATAGTATGAAAAATGCAAGTGAATTATATTTAAAAAAATTTGAAAAAGATTATACAAGTATAGATGCAACTGAATTAGAAACAATTATTAAACAAGAAACAAAAGAAAAATCAGATAAAATAGATTTAAATTTATTTTATGAAATGATTGAATATGCAAGTGAGATACCATACGAAGATGAAGATGAGCATTTAAACAAGAATTGGGAAAAATCAATTAATAGTTATTTAAAAAAGTTTTATCCAAAAGAAAAATATTATTATCTTTTTCCTAATGAACGAGCGAGCGAGCAGAGGGGATAATATGGAAATAGAAGATAAAGATATACAATGGGCTAGCCAACATTTTTTAACTGATAGCTTACCTAATGATTGGCAAAAGATGAGTGATGAAGAAGTAGATGATTTTATAGAAAATCATAAATGGCAATTTGTTGAAGATTGGGATGTTGACGATATTTGGCAACAAATAGGTCAAATAGCTAGAAGTATGAGAAGTTATATTAATGAACAAGCGAGAGAGCAGAATGAATAAACCATCAAAATGGCAATCACAAATAGACATTGTACATCGTGAATGGTGTAGAGAAAATGGTTATCCAGTGCATTGGTATCGAGCAAGGCACGGTAGACCTAAATTAAATAAGGGTGCGAGCAAGCGAAGTAGCGCCCAGTATCCATATCTATTAAATATTTCGTAAGCCAACGCTACATCTTGATTAATACGATAAATTACGCTAAAAGTCAATCTATGGGATTACCTAAAAATTTAACTGAACGACAGCAAAAATTTGCTGAATTACTTGTATACAATGAGGGGCGCAAGAGTCCGAGCGAGTGTGCTTACGAGGCGGGGTATAAGACTAGACCTAGACAAGCTGCGAGCGAGCTACGTAATCCAAAACTTTCACCATTAGTGGTTAAGTATATAGGTGAGCTACGAGCAGAAATACAAGAAAAATATGGCATCACTTTTGAGAAACATCTTGGGGAACTAGCGAAGTTAAGAGAAGATGCACGAGCGAAGGGCGCATGGTCTGCTGCAATAAACGCAGAAGTAGCACGCGGTAAAGCTGGTGGGCTTTACGTAGATCAAAAATTAATTATGACTGGTAATTTAGATAATATGTCGGAAAAAGAATTAGAACTAAAACTAAAACAAATTCTTGATGATCACAAATCTTTAATTGATGTTAGTCCAGAAGAGTCACAACCAGAATCAAAAACAAAACAGCTCCCTGTATCCGATTAAAAAACTCATTTACTTTTACCCAAAGACTTTTTATTAAAGCTAGGGTTTTTCTTATTATTTCCATATTTTACTCCTTGTGAGTCAGGCCCTTTTACAGGCGGTATAGCGTTCCATTTTACAAATGGCATGTTCTTCGTCAAGGTTTTATTCTTCATAATTTACCGATATATGAGTATATCCATTTTTCTTTGCAAACCAACATCTTTGATTTCCTGTAATTACAACCATATCTGATTTACGAACTTTGATAGGATACAATAGTCCATCTTGTTTTAATTCTTTTTCTAACTCTTGATAAATTATATCTGCTGGGTGCTCTGAATAATCATCTTCGAGTCTTTTAGAATTTAAATCTTTGAGTGCGACCAAAGTAGTTTTAGCTACCAAAGCTTTCATATAACTATTACACCAATTAAGAATCCACATACAAAACATACTATTTCTGTTCTATATAATAGATGCCATTGATGAAATTTATCTATGTATTTTTTATAATTAAAAGTCATAATATTTATCTCCCATTATTACGATACCATACTTGTAAGCTAATTTTGATAATAAATCCCACTTACCTTCTTGTTTACATCTTTTTAAAATACTATTGAGTCTGTAAGTAAATTTTGTTGTTCTTGTCATATCTTTATCCTCTCCATTTTAGATATTATACTACGAGGAAAACAATTTCTATCTGAAAATACTGCAGATTCTGTGTCGTATGATGAAAATGTCCAAACATGTTTTTTGTCTTTATCAAAAATATATGCTTGAGATACCATAGTGGCTGGTAATAACTTTTTCATTTCATCCACATCTGCATGCCCTGCGTCCCCGCACGGATCGACCCAAACAATCTTGTAGAAGTAATATTTCTTTTTACCAATGACTGCATATTTGTATTTTGACTTCTTACGTTTTCTAGGCATGGCTCACTATAAGACAAATTTTAGGGCAAAAAAAGTTTTTAAAAAACAAAAAGGGTCGCGCGCGCCGAATACCAACTCTGTATAGTGTGCCACCTGTGCCACCAGAAAAAATTGCCTTGGCACAGCTACTATTCGCTTATACCAACACTTATAGCTCAAAAACACCCCTGTGCCACGTGTGCCACGTACTTTTTTTGAATAGAAAAAAAAATAATTGCTCCAAAATTTCTCTTATAGTGGCACATGAAAGTGTTGTATTTATGCAACACTTGCCACATTTTTGACACATTATTAACTTTGTTTGAACGTAATTGACCGTATTCTTTGGTCTGAATCTGTTTTTAATACCAATCTTGCAGGGTTTGGATCTCCAATTATGGCAGATTCTTGAATCTCAATACGTCTTACATCTTCCAAGTGTCCACTTTGGGTCTCAATGTAAACCGGACAATCTGATATCATGGTTCCCTTTTGACCATCTGTAAATTTCTCCAGTATTTGTTGTAAATCTCTTAATCTCAATCTTTGCCTCTTATCTCTTCATAGTATTGGTCTATCTTTTTTAACCACTCATGCATATACTTTTTCATTTCTAGTCCTTGTATTACAAATTCCTGATAGAAATTATCTTTACTACACATCATAATTACACCTTTAGATATATTGGTTCTATGTACAAAGTTATGTGCCATAGTGTAAGCGGCTAACTGTATACAATAATCTTCAATCCATTCTCTTTTCTTAGGTTTGTTTGTTTGTTTAAAATCTATTACAGCCATATCATTTTTATGTAATCCAATTAAATCTGTTTGCCCTGCATATAACCCAGGATAATATAAAGTTACTTCTGATCCATAGTATTCTGATACATTACAAAGACCTTGTTCAATAACTTGTTTAGCCATGTTGTGTGCTTCTTGGCCAACAGTTGTCATGTCCATGTATCCTTCTTCCAATATCCACTTCTCAAGTATCTTGTGCATCGCCGT